ACAGCTAGTAACGTATTCTTGGCTTATGTGCCTGATGCGTTGCTATATGCGTCTTTGGCAGAGGCAGAGCCGTATTTGATGAATGATGCAAGGGTGCAGACTTGGGCTTCCTTGTATTCTAGGGCGATTGATTCTATCTCTACGTCCGACCAAGCAAGTGAGTATAGTGGTCAACCTATGTCTATGTCTTATAACGTGAGGTAAATCATGGCTGAGATGTCTAATTATCTGGAGAATGCGCTAATTAACGCTACTCTCCGCAATACAAGCTACACAAGCCCTGCTGCGGTTTATGTAGGTCTTTACACAAGCGATCCGGGTGAGGGCAATACAGGTACTGAGGTATCTGGTGGTTCCTACGCTCGTACAGCGGTAACGTTTGGTTCTCCTAGCAACGGTGTGTCAACGAATAGCGCGTCAGTTACGTTCCCGACTGCTACTGGCACATGGGGTACTGTGACTCACGTTGGCATTCTGGATGCGACAACTAGCGGCAACCTGCTGTATTACACAGCCTTGGATGCGTCTAAGTCGATTGCTTCTGGTGACGTGTTCACGATCTCGACAGGCAACCTTTCCGTAACTCTGGAGTAATCTATGGCACTCGTAATTGCTGACCGAGTTCGGGAAACGTCCACCACGACCGGCACAGGCACATTAACCTTGGACGGTGCAGTAACGGGCTTTCGTACTTTCGGGTCGGCGATTGGCGATGGTAATACTTGCTATTACACAATTACTCTCGGTGCGGATTATGAGATTGGTCTCGGTACTGTTGGAACGGGTACGTTAGCTCGTACTACGGTACTGAAATCATCTAACAGCAACAGTGCGGTTAACTTCGGTGCTGGTGCTAAGGATGTCTTTGTAACGTATGCGGCTGATGTTGCTGCTATAACGAGTGCTGCACAGACATTTACGGCTGCTCAGACGTTTAGAGCTTCTAATGCTATTCGTTCTGAAGCTGCGTCAACACAGGATGCTATCGTTATTGCTGGAAGGGCTGGCGGTACGTCTTCCTATGCTGCGACGCTAACGCCAACGACGTTATCTGCTAACAGGACAGTTACTATTCCTGACGCTACTACGACTCTTGTAGGAACGGACACAACGCAGACACTAACGGCTAAGACGCTAACTGATCCTGCGATTATAGGAACGATCCTAGAGGACATCTTTACGATTACAGACGGTGCAGCGTTTGAGATCGATCCTAGTAATGGATCAATCCAGTTGATTACCTTGGGTGCTAACCGTACTCCAAAGGGAACTAGCTTTGTTAATGGTGAAGCGATTACCTTGATGGTCGATGACGGTACTGCTTTCGCATTAACGTGGACTGATGCGACTTGGGGTGGTTCTGGTGTTGTGTGGGAAACAGACTCAGGTTCTGCACCTACACTGGCTACGACAGGGTATACAACTATCGTGCTGTGGAAGGTTGGCGGTCAGGTTTACGGTGCGCGAGTGGGGAATAACTGATGCTGGCTAATAAGCTCTTAGGCGCGTCAAAGGCGGCAGTGCCTGTATATATAGAGGATGTGTTCTCGACGTGGCTTTACACAGGCAATAACTCCGCGCAGACAATCACCAACGGGATTGATCTATCGGGCAAGGGCGGGTTGGTTTGGATAAAAAACAGAACGACTAACAGCACTCATGGCGGCGCGCATCAATTAGTGGATACAGCAAGAGGGCTTACCGGTGCTTCAGGAAGCAGTATGCTTTCCACAAACAATACTGATCCTGCCTCTGGTGCGCAAGCAGGTGGAACGGCTGGAAATCAAGGCTTTTCTTCTTTCAGTTCTTCTGGTTTTAATCTTAGCAGTGTTGGTGGGAGTGTTTACAGCGGATCGACTAATACGAACGCAGTTAGTTACACCTCATGGACATTCCGCAAGCAGCCGAAGTTCTTTGATGTGGTGACGTATACGGGGAATGGCTCTAACCGCACAATCTCTCACAGCCTCGGCTCGGTGCCGGGGTGCATTATCGTCAAGCGCACAGATACGGCTGCCGATTGGCAGGTTTATCACCGGGGTTTGGCAAACACCGAATACCTAGTGCTAAACGACACAGCAACTAAGAATACCGGCGCGACGCGCTGGAACAGCACAACACCGACCAGCACAGTATTTAGCCTTGGCACGAATACAACCGTAAATGCTAATGGCGGCACTTACGTCGCCTACCTATTTGCTCACGACGCAGGTGGCTTTGGCGCTGCTGGTACTGACAATGTGATTACTTGTGGGTCGTACACCGGCAATGGAGGTGCGAATACGATTACGCTTGGATATGAACCGCAATGGTTGTTGGTAAAAAAGACAAGCGTACAAGACTCGACTTCGTTCTGGTCGATCAACGACATAATGCGTGGCGGGTTAAATGCCAGAGGAAACGCATCCCAAATAAAGCCAAATGCTACAGAGGCAGAAGATGACCTTGGCGGTGTAACCACGCTTCCAGCCGCTATCGCAACTGGCTTCACCATCGGGAATGCTGGCGGCTATAACGCCAGCGGAGAAACCTACATCTACATCGCCATCCGTCGCCCGATGAAAACGCCGACGAGTGGAACGCAGGTCTATGAAGGTACGACATACACAGGTAACGCAACCGCTCAAAGGCAAATAGGCTCGACGGTTCTAATGGATATGCTTTTGCTGTCTTGCCGGAGCGCAGATTCACTTGGGTGGACTAGTTATGCTCATTTTATTTTTGACAGGCTTCGCGGCGGATCGAATCCTAATTCTTTAGCAACCTCTAGAGCAGATGCGGAAATTACAGGGTGGTTTACTTATTTAGATTTTGACAAAAACATAGGTTGGGATACTAGTTCAACCACAGCACAAGACTATTTGAATAAATCTGGCTCAACATTTGTAAGCAATGTATTTAAACGTGCGCCGGGGTTTCTTGATGTGGTGTGCTATACGGGTACTGGTTCAAACAGAACTATCACGCATAACTTAGGCGTTGTGCCTGAGTTGATGATAGTAAAAGTTAGAAGTGGAACCACCAATGATTGGTGGGTATATGACGCTGCAACCGGTAATACGAAATACCAAGCTCTAAATACCACCGCTGCACCAGTTACATCCTCTACTGCGTGGAATAACACAACGCCTACTTCATCAGTTTTTACTGTTGGGACAGGGGCGGGGGTTAATGGATCAACGTTTCCTTATGTCGCTTACCTATTCGCTTCTATCTCTGGCGTATCTAAAGTAGGAAGCTACACAGGCACAGGAACAACGCAAACCATCAACTGCGGATTCACGGCTGGTGCGCGGTTCGTGATGATTAAGCGCACAGACAGCACAGGTGATTGGTACGTCTGGGATACGGCTCGCGGCATCGTTAGCGGTAACGACCCTTATCTGTTGCTGAACTCAACTGCTGCTGAAGTCACTAACACCGACTACATTGATCCTGCGAACTCTGGTTTTGAGATCAGCAGCACAGCACCAGCAGCGATTAACGCTAACGGTGGTTCCTTCATTTTCTTTGCAGTGGCGTAGAGGACAACTATGGAAATCAGACTTAGAACAGGGAAAGTGATGACAGAGAGCGAGTTCCGCGCTGCTCATCCAAATACCAGTTTTCCTCAACAGCTAACGGTTGAGCTACTCAATGGCTTTGATGCTGATCCGGTATTAAACGGCGCACAAGCACAGCCAACGAGATACCAGACTGCCTATCGAGATGGTGTCGAGGAAATCAATGGACAGTGGTTTACCAAGTTCTCAGTTGCGGATATGGACGCTGAAGCCATTGCCTCTATTGATGCAAATCAGGCAAAATCTGTACGAGACGAAAGAAACCGTAAGCTGACTGCTTCTGATTGGACTCAGGTTGCTGATGCTCCGGTGGATCAAGCGGCTTGGGCTGCGTATCGTCAAGCCTTGCGTGATATTCCGTCACAAGAGGGTTTCCCTTGGTCAGTAACTTGGGCTGTGGAGCCTTAAATGCTTGGATTCCTACCGTTATCTGCTGCTGCAATATCTGAAGATAGCATCACTACGCTGGTTACAGCGTCAGGGGCGATTAACGGTCGAGCGTTAGTTACTGCGGCTGGAACTAAGACGGTTAATGCTTCTGGTGCAATCCTCGGTAGGGCTGTTGTAACGGCTTATGAGGGGGCTATACAGGGTTCAGCGGCTGTTACCGGTAGAGCCGTAGTCACTGCGCTAGGAGGCTACTCTAGGTCTGCTGTAGCGGCTATTTTAGGTAGAGCTACGGTTACAGCAACAGGTGGAATTGCTAAGTTTGCGGCTGCTCAGATTGTTGGCGTAGGTAGATTTAGTGCGATTGCTAACAATGCTGTTTTGGCATCTGCTGCGGTTACTGCTGAGGCTGACGTTCGTTGCGTTGGTGGGGTTACGAGATCGAGTGCTGTAGGGTCAATTAGTGCTAGGGCTGTGGTCGTTGCTGAAGGCATGATTTACGGTGAAGAATGGACGAAAGTTTCTCCGGTGAGTGATACATGGCAACGACAAGAATAAACTTTGGTGAGTGGCTACCAGATCAGCCGAGTATCGTTCAGGCGGTATCGGATGCGGTGAATTGTTATCCGGTTGCTAGTGGTTATGCGCCTATCCCCAATATTGAGCCCTATCCTAACGATGAGACTCAGGCTTCAGAGACTTTGCTGACCTGCTTTGGTGGTAAGTATGGCGGTCAGAATGTCTTGTTTGCGGCTAGTGCTTCCAAGTTGTACAAGTTTGATACGTCAAACAACTCGTATACTGATGTTAGTAAGGCTGGCGGTTATTCGGCTTTATCGTGGGATGTAACGCAGTTTGGTGCTGTAGTTATTGCTGCTGATGGTAACGCCAAGCTACAGGCTTACGACCTAGGATCGAGTACGGCATTTGCAGACCTAGCCGCTGATGCGCCTATTGCTAAGTTTGTCACAGTTGTCCGAGATTTCGTTGTAGCGGCTAACGTAGCTGGCGAGGAATCTAAGGTTTACTGGTCGGATATTAATAACGAAACTGTTTGGACTCCATCCTTGGCTGCCCAAGCTGATGCTCAGGTGCTTCCTGACGGTGGTGATATTACTGGTATTGCTGGCGGTGAATACGGGCTGATCTTCTTGGAAAAGGCGATTTACCGGATGACGTATGCTGGTAGTCCGTTCTTCTTCCAGTTTGACGCTATCTCTCGGTCTTTGGGATGTATCGCTAACGGCTCGATTGCTCAGTTATCAGGGATTACCTACTTCCTAGCTGACGATGGTTTCTATGCCTGTAACGGACAAACGGTTACGGCAATCGGTGCTGAGAAGGTTGACCGTTGGTTCTTTGAGAATGTCTCGATTAGCAAAGTAACTAACGAGATGAGTGCAACGGTTGACCCTGTAAGATCGCTCATTATTTGGGTAGTTCCAACAGCCGCAGGTAACAAATTACTTATTTACAGCCAGAAGCTAAATCGCTGGTCTTACTCAACGATTGACGTTAAGTCTATCTCTTATGTGGTGACTTCCTCGGCTTCCCTAGAGGCATTGGATAAACTCTCGATTACTCCTGGAACTAATACGTTAGCAGGTACTTACACTCGCACAACTAATACAGTTACTGTAACTGCAACTAATCACGGCTTAAATACCAATGCTTTTGTTTACTTTGATGCAACATCTGGCGGTGCTGCTGACGGGTTTTACCAAATAACGCGAGTAAACGACAATAGTTTCACGTTTACTACGGCGGCATCAGGCTCGATTACGACGAGTAACTGTACTTTATCGTTGCCATCGATTGATGCTGCGTCGATTACCCTGGATGACCGAGCTTATGCTGGTGGTACTTGGTTCTTGGCTGCGGTTTACGGTCAAAAAGTGTACGGATTTACGGGCGATTATGCAGAAGCCTCTGTCACGACGAACGATTTAGACATAGGCAGGAGCTTAATGACCCTAGTTAAGCCGATTGTTGACAATGGTAGTGGCGATGTAGCGGTATCTGGTCGAGTATTGCTCCAAGATAACGTTACTTTTACGGATTATGCCTCGCCAGACTCAATAAATCGGGTATCTGTGCGGTCTAGCGGTAACTATCACAGGGTAAAGGTACGTCCTACGGGTAGCAACTGGCGTACTGTGGTGGCTGTTGACGTAGATGTAACGAAAGCTGGTGATCGATGACTCGTCAATTTCGCACATTACCGCCATTTGGAGCCTCGGAGCGTGATGTTGCTGAGGTTGTTCGTGGCATTATGGACGGAAAGACGAATAACTCAGGACTTCTGACCCTAGCGACAGGAAATGCCACCACAACAACCCTGTACGACGGTCGTATAGGCAACGACAGCCTTATTTTCTTTGTTCCGGTATCTAATGCTGCCGAGGCTGATTCGGCTCCCTATGGGGCGTTTCAGGACTCCACAGACCAAACGGCTGCGGACACGACCACAGCCTATGCAGTTACCTTTAACACAACAGATTTTTCCAATGGAGTTTTTCTTTCCAATAGTTCTAGACTTAACGTCAGGAATTATGGAATTTACAACATTCAGTTTTCTTTACAGTACAAAAATACGTCAAACGATGGTCAGGACGTAGATATTTGGTTCAGGAAGAACGGCACTAACATAGATAACTCTAATAGCCGATTCCATTTGCCTCAAAGGAAAAGCGCTGGCGATCCTAGTCATCTAATTGCCGCGATGAATTTCTTTGTCGAAATGAACGCAGGTGATTATGCTGAGATTATGTGGAGAACGACTAGCACCAGCGTTTCGTTAGAGCATTTTGGTACAAGTACATCTCCTACTCGTCCGTCAGTTCCTAGTGCTATTGTTACGGTATCCTATGCTGCGCCATCAGCAACAACGAATCTTTACGTTTCAAGCCAGCAACAAGGGCAAGCAACTGTCAGTCATTGGGCTAACAGTACGGCAGACAAAACTTATGGGTACATAATCGTCGGATGATTGAATTCAAATTTATCGAGCCTGACCAACTTAGAGATTGGTGGATGAGCGTCAAGCCCGGACTAGAGGAAATAAAGAAGCGTAGTCCTGAGAACTGGATTGTTGAGGATGTGTACGCAGACTGTTGGAACAGCAAATCGTTTTTATATGTAGCGTTAAAAGATAGTCATTTTGCAGGGTACTTTGTACTACAGCCAATCAACCAAAAGCTCCATGTTTGGGCGGCTTGGACGTTAGAAAATGATTATCAGTTGGTGGAAAAAGGTTTACAATTTACCAAAGATATGGCAAGAGAAGCTAATATCAAATATTTAAGTTTCTCAAGTCATCGTCCGGGGTGGAATCGTAGGGCTAAGGCTTACGGCTTCCGTCCTAGAGAATGGATTAGCGAGGTGTAATATGGGTGGCGGTGGAAGCGAACAAAAGACGGAAATCGACCCGGAATTTAAGCCGTACATGAAGTTTGGCTTGGAAGAAGCCAAGCGATTATACGGAGCAATGCCTAACGTACCAGAGACTTTAGCGGTTAGTCCATCTGCTGCGACTCTACAAGCGATGTCTGCTGCTGAACAACGTGCTTTAGCAGGTTCTCCGCTAACAGGACAAGCTAAGAACGTACTAGCTCAACAAATGGGCTATACGAGTCCCTATGCCGGGAAGATCGAGGCTATGGGGATGGGTGCTTACGACCCGTCTTCCGGTTTCTATCGTTCTATGATGGAAAGTCAGCCAGAATCTGAGGCTGCTCGTCTAACGAGATCGACTGCTGGTGGTGCTTATCTCAGCGGTGCTAGTCCGTACCTTCAGGGTGCGTTATCTCAGGCTAATCGTTTGGCTGGTGAGTCTTTTGGCGAGAGCATGAAGGACTTACAGGCTAAGGCTGCTGCTGCTGGTCGTTATGGATCAGGAGCAATGGCACAACAAACTGCTAGAAGCCAAGACGTACTAGCTAGAGCCTTAGCAGAACAGAATCAACAAGCGTTCTTAGCAAATTACCAAGCAGAACGTCAGGCACAAGAACAGGCTATGGGTCGTTTGGGTGGTCTTGAGCAACAGGCGATAGCTAATCGCTTTGCTGGTGCTGGCGGTCTAACGGCGGGTGAGCAAGCAAACCTACGGACTCGTTTAGGGGCTTTGAGTGCTGCTCAGGATATTACGTCTGCTGACCTAGCGAGACAGGCTCAGGCTGCTCAGTTGGCTCCGTCGATGGCTGCTCAGGATTATTCGGATATTCAGAAACTACTACAGGTTGGTCAAGGTCGTGAGGCTTACGAGCAACAGGGTATCGAGGGTAGATTAAAAGCTCAGGATATTCCACTAGACCGTCTGCGCCGTACCACTAACATCTTCTATGGTGCGCCATTGGAGACTAAGACAGCTACTTCAGGGGGTAAATAATGGGTGCGCCAATGGTTCTAGGTGCTGCATTAGGCGGCATAACGTCTGCGGCTAGAGGTGGGAATCCGCTTACTGGTGCGCTATTAGGTGGTATCGGTGGCGGCGTATTCGGTGCTGCTAGCGGTGCGGCTGGTGGGGCTGCTGGTGCTGCTCAGGCTGCTAATATCGCTGCTGCTCCTGCGGCTAGCATGGGTGCTATCAATACGGCTGCTGGTCAAGCGATGGCTGCTCCTAGCCTGATGTCAACCTTACAGCAAGTGCCTAAGTCGTTTATGCAGTTTAGTAAAGATAATCCCTTTACGATGAATATGGCATCGAATCTTGCCCAAGAAGAATTTAAGCAAAGCCCAGTGCAAAACCCCGGATTACTACGAGGCAGACCAGCAGAAGAACAGGCAATGCCTTATTCCTCGCCAGTACCTAAATTTAGCTTGTTATAGGTGATCTATGGCACTAGAAGATTACGTCCCTAATATCTTTGGTGGCACTCCGACCGTTTATCAAGGGTTGTTGAGTCCACAGGAACAGGCTTCATTAGAGAAACGCTCTAACCTAGCTGGCTTGCTAGGTTTTGGTGCTGCGTTGGCTCAGGGAATGGGTGGCGGTGGTTATCCTCGTTCTGCGCTACAAAATATCTTGTCTGCTGCTGCTCAAGGCTTTTCAGGTGCAGGTCAGACGTATCAGGCTGGTATCGGTCAGTTGGCAGAAGTCCAGAAGTTACAACAGTCCAGAGCGCAGATTAACGCGATCAATCAGTTACTCCAAGACCCGAGAGTAGCTAACGACCCGATGATGCAAGCGTATATCCGGGCTAATCCTGCTGAGGCTATCAAATACTTTGCTGAGATGGCTCCTATTCGTGAGGCTATCTCTCCTTCTATGGCTCCTGCTGCTCCTGCTGCTCCTGCGGCTGCTATGGCTGCACCAGAAATGCCAATGCCTGAGGTGGGAGAATCAACATTGCCACCAGTTACGGTAACTGGTCAGGCTCCTAAAGTTGACCCATTAGCAGCAAGAACACAGGCTTTATTGTCAGAGAATGAGCGTTTATCGCGTATCCCTACAAAGTTAGCTCAAGACAGAATTAAATCAAACCTAGAGCAAATTGATGCAATTAGTAAACAAATGTCGCGTCAATCTGTACTTGATTTTGATTTCGGAACCATTAAGGATACTGTTCCTCCGCAGTTCAAGGGCGAGGTTGATAAGCTACAGCAACTCGCTGTAACAGGTGGGATTACTGGTAACGAACTAAGACAAGGTTTGCAAGACCTTAATAAACGTGCGCTTGAGTTTGTTACTAAGAAGACTGATTACACGAACCAAGATCGTCGTGTGGCTGCGGCTATGTTTGAAGGTAGAGACATTGCTGAGTTGAATCCTGCTGAATTGATGCAACTTGAAAATAAGTTGTTTGAAATGGAAGTTGCAAAGCGTAAGGCAGGTGCTACGAGCATCAATATGCCTAGTGAATCTGAGCGTACTGCTGGATTCCTAACGAATCGCGTTGTTAATTCGCTAAATCAGTTACAGACGGTAGTAGGCGCAAATCCTACGGCTGCATCTCCTAAGTTTAGTGCTGAGGCAGTCAAGTTTTTAACTGGCTCAGACTACTTAAAGAACCTAGCTAATCCTGAGTCTCGCCAACAAGTTGAAGCGGCTCAGTTAGAGATTCTTGATGCTGCGCTTACGTTGGGTACGGGTGCTGCATATACTCGTGAGCAGTTGGAAAACTACCGCAGGTCTTATTTCCCGATGCTTGGGGATAAGCCAGCAACCGTTAAAGATAAGCAGAATCGTCTAAAGAGCTTGCTTGACTCTGCGATGATTAAATCTGGTCGTGCTGCTCCAACGATGCCTAGCAATATGAACGCTCCAGCGTTTGATATGGACGCAATTCAACGTGAGTTAGATCGTAGAAAGGGCAAATAATGGATTTGTCCAAACTCTCTACCAAAGACCTAGAGTACCTAAAGGCTGGAAAGCTAGACAAAGTATCGACTGCTGGTCTTGAGGAAATTGCTAAACAGCAAGGAACTCCGGCTGTTCCTAGTCCGTCTGTAGTTGCTCCTGTTCCCTATTCGACGGGTGCTGAGACTGCTAGGGCTGCTGCTCAAGGGCTTACCTTTGGATTCGCTGATGAGCTAGAGGCTGCATTGCGTAGTGGCTCTATTTCTGGTGCTGAGTACGAAAAGATTAGAGATCAGTTACGCGCACAACAAGGTCAATTTGCTCAGGAACAGCCTTTAAGGGCTGGCGGTACTGAGTTTGGCGCAAGTATGCTTGCTCCTGCTGCTGTAATGACAAAGCCAATAACTCGCGGTGCAGGAATCATAGGCGATGTTTTGCTAGGTACTGGTATGGGTGCTGCTACTGGTGCTGGTAAGGCTACTGAGGATGTTACCGGAGGGGCTGTTACTAGCGGACTAATGAGCGGTGCAGGAACTGCGGTTCTTAGTGGTGCTGGTCGTTTGCTGGCTCCTGCTGTACGTCCTGAAGCTGCTGCATTACGTCAGCAAGGCATATCTTTAACTCCGGGTTCTGCGTTTGGTGGTCGTATTCAGCAAATGGAACAAGCCGCAGAGAGTCTGCCATTAGTGGGTGGTATCGTAAGCGGTGCTAGAGAGCGTCAATTCTCCGAGTTTAATGTTGCGGCTTACAACAAGGTTTTGAGCAATCTAAACCCTAAGTTAAAGGTTCCACAAGGGCTAACTGGTCGCGATGCTTATTTGTTCGTAGAGAAGTCCATTCAAGACAAATATAACGATGTAGTGCCTGATCTAGCGGTCAAGTTCACTCCTAAAGTTCAGTCTGGATTTGATGCCATCAAGAATCGTTACGCAAAAGGCAATTTATCTGAGGCTGACAAACAGCAGTTCCAAACCTATGTAAATGGTTTAGAAGCAGACTTTAGGGCTTCAGGTGTTGTATCTGGTCAGAAGGCTCAGGCTGTTAAACAAGACTTAGCAAAGCTATCTGGAACATATAGCGCTGGTACTGGATCAACGAAACTATTAGGTGAAGCCTTCAAAGATTTAGAAGGTTTTTACATGAATACGCTGCGGAACCAGAATCCTAAGTACGCAAGTGACTTAAGGAAAGTTGACTCTGCCTATCGTGACTTTGTTCGAGTCCAAACAGCTATGGCTAAGACTCGTGGTGAGGAAGGCGTATTTAGCCCTGCTCAATTAGAGGCTGCTGTACGTCAAGCTGATATATCTAAGCGTAAGGGTGCATTTGCTAGAGGTGCTGCGCCTATGCAAGACTTGTCTAGCCGCGCTATGTCTATGCTTGGTCAGAAAGTGCCTGATAGTGGTACAGCAACTAGAGGTATGACAGGTGCTTTGCTAACTGGTGGTGCTGGTTACGTTGATCCGATGGCAGGTGCATTGACAGCCCTAATGACTGCTCCTTACTATCGTTTAGGTGAAAAAGCTATGTTTGCGCCTAGACCAGCGACATTTACTGAGGCTGTGCAAAGGGCTAGAACTGCGTCTCCGTTTGCTGTTCCCGGATTACTTGGATTGGTGGAATAAATCATGGCAAAGAACAAGATTAGCGAATACAGCGCAACAGCGGCTAATAACACTGACATTGGTGGGATTAACATTGCTGAAGGTTGTGCGCCATCAAACATCAATAACGCTATTCGTGAGTTGATGTCTCAGCTAAAAGACCAGCAAGCAGGGTCTGATGGGGATAACTTTACTGTTGGCGGTAACTTGTCTGTTAGTGGCACTGTAACCCTAACGAACGCTTTGCCGATAGCTCAGGGCGGCACTGGAAACACTACAGCACCTACAGCGATTAACGCTCTGATGCCTTCTCAGACAAG